TGTCAATGTAGGTGTGTAATTCCCGCTAGTGCCTACCGCGTTACTCACAAAAGCCGTTGTCGCTATACTTGTATCGTTGTCTCCTGCTGTTGGCGTTGGTGCTGTTGGATTTCCTGTGAATGCAGGGCTCGCTAATATAGCGTAATAATTATTGGCGATAGTTTCAATTACTCCCGTAGTGCTGTTTCTTGTTAATGGTAAAAAAGACCCTGCGCTAGTTGCTGGAGTAGTTAATAATTCAACCGCACCTAAAACCCTTAAAGCGTTGCCGTTATCCGTTGCCGTACCTATTAAGGTGTTCCCTCTTAAATAGTTTGGCGCTGTACCTAGTGAGTATATGTTATATTTACCCGTACCTGTAGACACTCCCAGGCTTAAACCCCTTGATATAGTAGACCCGAATAAATCACCAATACGTAAGCCGTATGCGTTGGTTACATTTAACGTAGGAGTGTTATCCATTCTAAAACCTATAAACGTATCAGGCGCAACTTTGGTAACTGCAATGTACACGAAAATAGGCAGCATAGTTACGGTTACAGTAGCTTTAAACGCAACGGTAACAGCGGCGAGTACATTTTCTAAAGTAACGCTAACTCTTCCGATAGCTAGGGTTTCAAGTTCTGTTTTATATGCTGGAAGTGCTAGCGGATGGGTTACAACATATTATGCTGGAGCAGTGGCTTTAGATGCAAATACTACTACAGCCTCAATAGAGTTCGTTCCGTCAAATACAGGTACGAATAGTTTTGCAGCGACATTCTCATATAAGGCAGATTAAAATTAATTTAACACGTAAAACAGAATAATTATGAAACAATCAAAATTTTTGTCCATCGGGCGCAGGGATTTACTAAGAAGCTTGTTACTCTCGGTGATCGCTTGTGTACTGACATTCGCGCAGGAGACGCTACTGCCGGCTTTAGACATTCCCGCCGAAATCAAACTAATGATTAATTACGCTTTGGCGTATTTGATTAAAAACTTTTTCACAAAGCCTGATAAAATACAGACTTTTTCGGAAGACATTGTCGGGGATCATCCGCCAAAAGACGGTGGACGTTAATGAAATCTATACTTTGGTTAGGAATGGCCGTGTGTTTTGCGTACGGCTTTTACTGGCGGGATATGTTCGAGAACGGATTTTTTTTGTTTCAAGCCGTTTCATTCTTTTTATTATCTTTATACTTGATTTTAAATGATAGAAATAGTTTTATATGCTATTTGTGGGCGTGTTATTCGTTCAATAACCTAATAGACGAATTAATTGGAACACCCACAGAAATAAATATAAACGAAAAGATAATTATAGTACTAACGCCTCTAGTATGGGTAATAATAAGGATTTGGAAAAATGACGGACAAAGTATATGAAGAACTACTAAGTTTTTTTGTAAAATTTATTATAATTCCACTTTTGGCAGTTGGTGTAAAATTATCGGTAGCGAGTATGGGAGGGGGGAAAATTTCAAAACTAAATGTCGCTTTATCTTTCTTTGTGGGAGTAGCTATACCTTTGATATTAAAGGATGTCATAGAGTTCTATACGCCTAAAAACTTAATGACTGCTGTCATAGGGGTAATCGCCATTCTTAGTGATAAAATAGCCGAGTCAGTAATAAAAAGAGTAAAGATAGATGTAATTATATCATCACTAACAAATAACTTAGTCACATTAATTATAAGCGTATTTAAGCCGAATCAAAAATGACAATAACAATAATAGAAATATTCTCGATTTGTTTATTTGCATGGTATATTAATACTTATGTGATTAACGGAACTGACAAGCAGTTAATATTCATACGTACAATTTCGTTAATTTTGTGCCTTTCTATTTTTTCTATTATTATTTTAAAAATAGTTTCGCCAAAAGATGTTAACAGCAAAAGCATTGAAATGATTTTTGGATTAATTAAGGATATGACATTATTGATTGTGGGATATTTATTCGCTAAAAAAGAAGAGAAATGAAAACATCACAAATAGGAGTTGATTTAATAAAGCATTTTGAAGGCTTTAAGTCAAAACCTTACCTATGCCCTGCAGGAATACCTACGATTGGATATGGCTCAACAAGGCGAGCAGACGGAACAAAGGTTAAATTGACAGACAATCCTATTTCAGAAGCCGAAGCCGAAGATTTATTGCAATCTACTTTGATTGAATATGAAAATATTGTAACATCAAAACTCACAAGACCTGTTAAACAAAATCAATTTGATGCTTTAGTGTCTCATGCTTATAATACAGGCGGGAGTTCTAAAACATTATTCGGATTAATTAATACAGGTACAAACGACATGTTATTGCGTACCTGGTGGGTATCTCACTATATTATGGGTGGAGGCAAGAAATTAAACGGATTAATCGCAAGGCGTGAAGCTGAAGCAAAACTATATTTTATATGAGCCATACCAAAAAACATCCATACACTAAAGCGAAATTAGTATCAAAACAATGCCGGAATAATGGTAATTGTAGTTGGTGCAGAGGCAATAGAACTTATAAAAACTTAAAACATGAAAAATAAAAAACCATTTCAAGAAACAGTAGTAGGGCGTATTGCTTTGGCACTACTATCAATCGTAATAAAACGCCAAAAGTTCATAAAAACAGACCAAGACAGAAAAAATGTCGATGATGTGTTTAATTCTATTAAATAAAAAAACCACTCCCGAAAGAGTGGTAAAAAATAACCAATTAAAACTTATCGGATATAAAAGTACGAAAGTTTATTTAAAATAGAGCTTAACACGTCAATTAAGTTTCGGAATGTCACATACGTTAACTTACCTCTATTTTTTTTATTCACCCGTCACTATCTCCGGTTCAATTACTTCTATTTCGTTTGGATTTGTTTTCATGGTTAGAATGGCGGTTCGGTTTCTTCCTCACTTTCCGTAACTGGTTTTGCGCTAAACGTATTTGATTGACCTGCATTATCCCAAATCGTTGTAATTCCTTCGCCAATAAAGATTGTCTCAGCTTGTGCTTCACGTTCTTCTTTTGTTTGGATTACAGAAGCGAAATGTGACTTTTGCAATTTATACCCAGTGCCTTCATAAATAATCTTAGGTTCTTTAACAGGAACTAGTTCAAACTTTACTTCTTGAACTTCCATTTTTTGACCGTCTTTTGCATCGTATTGACGCTTTTGTACTAAGTTACGCAATTTTGTAGCGTCGAGAGTGATTGTGATTTTGCTCATAATTAAAAACTTAATTTATTAATAGTTGATTGTATTTGTAAATCTAATTTGTCAGCTTCGACAAAAGACGTTGTGACTAAGTCAGATATTGAAACCATCACAGGTTTTGCAATTGTTCCGTTATTTACTAATGAATCACGAGTAAGTAGCTTTACGAATAACGGCTTAATTTTACACTCAGGACGGTAAGAGCAAAAGTACAATTTTTCTAACTTGTCATTAGATGTAAACGCGTGAACACATTGATTAATGTAATCTATTGCGATTTCGTCTTTATCGCACATTTTTAGGTGTGCAATTGGTTGCGGACACTTTATTTCACATTGCACCGTTAAATCGGATGTGATTCCATCAGGAGAGATTCCTATTAACGGGTGATTGCTTTGTATCCATCCGCATTCCAAAAACTCTAATCCTGTATATTTATTAAGTTCAATTCGCGCTTGTGGTTCGTATTCGTTCCCACGTTCCATCGCATCGGATTGATAGCCTTCTTCAAAATCCTCATCAAAAGGTTCTACAGCTTCGGCAAGTAACTTGTAAAATAATGTATCGGATTTAACAAATAGCTCTTTTGCTCTTGTACCACCTACCTTGAAATGGCGTATTTCGTGCCATTCTAAGCTGTTTTGCTCGATATTAAAATGATAGGTACTCATTATTTCAACACTGTTTTAAGACGTTCTTTTTCAGCTAAAACTTCAGTAGTTGCTTTTTCTTTAGCCGTTAACGAGTTCCATTTTTCCACTAGTTCAGCAAGGGTTGTGGCAGTATTCAAAAGAGTATTGCATTTAACAATATCCACGACTTCAACTTTTACGTTTTGCGGAACTACATTTACAATTCTAATCGCATCGTGAAACTCCCCGAACGCTTTAATGCGCTTTGTGGTTAATTGGATGCGTTTTCCTGTCATTTCTTCAATATATGAAGTATCAGTTACTTTCTTTAAAGTTTTTCGATTTGTGGCGTTTAAAATGATTGGTTTACATTCGTTGAAGAATACAGTTAAAACAGGTTCTTCCATTTGCGCTTTTTGGTTAAACACAAATTCAGATTTAACCTCTTTTATTGTAACGATAACATCATTAGTCTTTCCGTTTTCGTCATGTAAATCCCATCCACCTAAATAATTTGGATTTCGTAATTTGTCGATGTGTGTTTTCATTTTTGATAAGTTTTAAATGTTAATTATTTCTACTCTTTCCATATTTTTGTTAGTATTAATTTGTCGTACTCAGCTTCCAAAGATTGTTTAGCAATTTTTGAACATTCCTTTTTACCTATAAGGTCTATTTTTTCCTGTTCAATAAATACGTCTACTCGTTTTCTCTTTTTAGATTCTTCTAATTTGTTTCTTCCTGCCATAATGTTTAGATTAATTTTTGACAAAGATATAATAATATTTCAATTAAACAAGAAATAAAAAAAGAAATAAATTAGGAAGTTATTTAAAAAAGTGTTTATATTTGCCAAAGAAAAATAACAATTAGAAAAACTTTTAAAAAAACAAGGGAAATGAAAACAGCTATGCAACAGTTAATCGAAAAGTTAGAAGAACTTAGAGATTTACATCCAGCCGACGGAGGGCTGAATCAAAGAGTGCAACGAGGTAAATATGTGTTTGCTATATTGGAAGCAAATAGTTTGCTTGATGTGGAAAAACAGCAAATAATTGAAGCCGCTAAACATGGTGCTAATTTCGATATATCACCTTACATGAGTGCAGATGATTATTTCGACAAAACATACAAACAATGAAGATAAAAACCCAAACAACAATAGCCTACACAATAGCAGGTTATTTCGTATCAAGAACGATAATAGGTTTAATTTTTAATTTGTAGGGGGATGGAAGGAAAATATACTAAAGGAGAGTGGTATTCGTCGAAAGGAAACTACCCAACAATTGAAACGAGCGATATTGACACATATCATTCAATATGCGCTATAAATACAACGAATATTGAGCGTTCAGAAATAGAAGCCAACGCCAAACTAATTGCGTGCGCTCCTGAGATGTTGGGAATGCTAGTCGCTATTCATAGTCAATACGATAAAGGAACTGAAACGTATAAATTATTAACCGAACTAATCCAAAAAGCGACAACACTATGAAATCACACAACGTAAAATTAGAAGGAATTGAGTTTGAGGTATTCGGTGAATACGAACAACCAGAAGAAAGTTCCAAAGGTGGCTGGTCTACATTTAAAGTACTTATTAACAATAGCGAAGTATGCGGAATGTGGATGCTAAACGATTGGACTTTGAATAAGTTAAATGAAATAGTAGTAGAAGAAAATTATTAAAATCACAAATGCCTAAAATCTCTCATATCACTTGTTATGACCAGTGCTTTTTCGGGACTAAAATTTATAAAAATGGAAAATGTAATAATGAAATTTAAAGACGCTCCAATAGGTGCAAGATTCAACTTTATAGGTGACTGTATGCCAAAAGATATTTACGTTAAGATAAATGCTTATGATGATGGATTGGTTGTTAAATGGAACGGAAATATACAGGGACACCAATCCCATTGTTGTTGGTTAGACGAAGAAAATGGGATTGATTTTGACACAAATATTCTACTTATTTAGCCATTCAAACCGCATTGGTCATAACGTTATCTCGCTTGCTCGTCGTTGTGGCGAATTATCACAAATATTAACAAATAATCAAAAACTTTAAATTATGCCTAAAAATTCAAATACAAAACAGTGCCACAATGCGTGCAAACGAGTGTTAGGCGATGTTATTTGCTATCTGTGGAAACATAAAATAGAATACAATGATAATGGTTGTGATGTTTGCGGAAGATGCGGAAGACACGAATATTATGACAATGATTTTCATAACGGAAAACCATTTTTTAAACTATATTTTTGGTTTAGACATAAATTCCTTATGGCAAAATCTTGGTACAAAATAAAGTTTTTTAACGAACTCCCGTTTTAATATCGCCTAACGTCCATCGCTACACTTTCGGCGTGGGATAAATAAGCGAGGTGCTTCGGATGAAGAAAAATAATTACAAACACAAAACAATATTAACTCAATGCCAAATGCAAAAGCTGAAATGTAGCGATTGTTAGGGAATCGGCTTTATACTACGAATGTTATGACAGAAGCAGAAAAAAAGGAATTAGAAGAGCTTGAAGATGAAGGTTATTGGGGATGTAATTGTTTTAATTTTCCTTTCCAAAAATGTGATCAATGTAAAATTTTATTTTATGATTATGAAAAACGAAAAAGTTATTTGCAGAATTTGCGGGAGAAAGAGGGTAATTAAAAATATGATAATAAGTATTGATTCAAAAATACCTGAACTAAGAATGTATGAATGTAATACAGAAATACGACCTCATAACTTAACTACCTTGGATAAAAAAAGATTCAACTATTGATTCCTGCCAAGCTGTTCCCTAACGTTGGATAATTGTAGCAGTAGCGTACTGACACAAAATTATCATTCAGTTAAAAACTGATAAAACCAAGAAAACGCAAAACATTAAATACAAAAACAATAAAGCTATTGCTACAATTATGTGTTAGTAATAGTAAAAATTAGAAACTATGGGAGTATTAGCTTGTTCAAGAAAAGAATGTGATAATATAATGTGTGATACTTATATTAATTCAGTAGGTTATATCTGTAACGATTGTAAATCAGAATTTAAAGAATATTTACAAAAAGAAGGATTAAATCCAAAAACAGAAGGTCAAATTAGCAAGGAAGTAGAAAAATTTATGGCTACTTCAAAAGATAGTTACGTAGATGGAAATGAAACAACAATAGATGATTTTTTCGATGAACGTTCTCGTTAGGATTTATTATTACTAACTACCGACTACACGCTACTAACTACCAAAAACTATTGAAAATGCTAAATAAAAACCTTGACAACACTTATTTTATTACTTATTCAAATTACTTTGAAATGGAAGGAAAAGTATTTGCATTCAGAAAAAAGTGCTTGTTTGACATTACGGGTATTCCAAAACATTTAGAGATAAAAGACAACAATAATTGTCAGGGCTATTGGATAAATAGAAAGTGGTTTAGTTTATCGAAATTACAGCCGTTGGTACGCATGGATCAAAAAACAATCGATGTATCAGATTTACAATGGTATGACCAAATAAAACTAGACCTCGTATTTAATTTATAAAACAAAAACACTATGAGTATAAAACACACTCAACTAACAATACACCAATTCACGGAAGCGGTTAAAAATACAAGCCCGTACTTAAAAGAGAAAGCGGGAGGATTACGAAATTTAATGACTTCAAAGAAAAACATTGATAGAATGTATGAGTACTATCGCCAATCTTGTCGGTACACCATAGAGTACATTCGTCAAAACCCGAACATATCAGGTCGAGATATTTTAATGATTTCATAAATACTAGAAAAATGAACCTACAACCATTAGATAAACTAATTTTGGATTTATTGTGTTTGGACACCCAATTAAAAAACATTCCTTTTATCATTCAGGAACCTAGAACAAACGTGAATAAAAGAATGGTAGTTTTAAAGGATATGTTTGGAGTGAATACGACTGCGGGATTGATTTTTAAGTATTCTAAATCAGAGGAATTATGAGCGAACATAAATTCACATACAATCAGATAGCCAAAGATTACGGAGTTACAAAATCTGCTATACAACATAGAGTTCATAAATTAGGTTTAATAGGTAAAGTTTTATCTGATAACGGAACTATATTTTTTACATCAAAACAAGTTGAAAAAATAGTAGATTGCTACACATCGACAAAAGAAAATCACCCCCGTAAAATATGGATAATTGAATTATATCAAGCGGGTAGAAAAGGGCGTTTAATTGCTTCAATGTTAAAAATGAGTACAAAACTTACTTACGACTGTATTCGTGATTATAACAAAGACGGTTGTGTTGTAGTCGAATCTAAACTTAATAAAATTATATCATGACTATAACAGAAAAATTAATACTCACCGTATTCATACTATCAATAATAATAGCGATTATTTTAGCATTTAACGGAACTAAAAATTATAAACTATGACTACATTGCAAGTTAGACAACAAAAGAAAAATGAAGCTTTAAATTCTATACGTAAAATATACAATCCTAAATATAAATTTCCTTATGACCAACACGATGAAGATTCTGCATCTGAACAAAGGGAACAAGAAATAAGGTATATTATTGAAAAACTTGAAAAAGAACTATCTTCTTTAAAATGTTAAACAACTTAAAATTATAAACCATGAAAAAATTAATATCAATGATTATTATTGTATATTTGTAAAAAACTATGGAAACAAAAGAGTACATGAGAATCCACGATTATATAAGAAAGCATAAAAAAGGAGATTTTTGTGAAAAATGTAAATCAAAAGATAAAAAATTAGATAACGCTCTAATTAACGGAATGAATCACGAAAAAAATGTAAGTAATTATATAAAATTATGCAAAAAATGTCATTATCACTATGACCATCCAAATGGAAGAAGCCATTCTGAAGAGTCTAAAAACAGGATAGGTAGCGCATCATCTGAAAGGATTAAAAAAAATGGAGTCAATGTAAATTTTGTTAATGCTCAAAAAGGGAGAAAACAATCTCAAGAAACAAAAGACAAAAGAGCTTCTTCCAAAAAAAATCTATCATTTAATTGATGTTTTTTAATTTCTGAAATTACATCATTATAAATTTCAACATCGTTTTCAATAAAGAATCTTGTTGTTTTTCCTAATGACTCATCTATTCTAATTTCCTCTAAAACTAAATCTCTTTTTTCTTCGATAATCTTAATTAATCTGCTCATAACTTTTATTTTTTTGTAAAGATATTTAATTTATTGATATAAACAATTAAAAATACAAATTTTAACACTTTTCTACTCCGCACCCCACTCAAAACAATCCAACCTCCTTTTAAGCTCTTCTAAGCTATTATTATTTTCTCCCGACACTAACATACTTATAAACCGATTCAATCCAATGAAACGTTACTATTTTTATTTGGTGGCGTGCTTTTAACTCCGCTTTCTGTTGCTTTGACAAACTACGCCAGTATTTTAGTTGCGGTTTCATAAAAACTCACGTTTAAACCATATTTTTAAATCAAGCCCAAATACAGATATTTTATAACAATATCTTTCAGGGGAAAACCACCAAATAGATAATCCAAAAATAACCCAATCACAATTTCTTTGATATTTATTGTATAACCATCTATTGTAAACTGTTATTTCGTCAAAAAATATTTTTTCTTTCATGATATTATTAATTTACATTTATATTTTTACCGCATTGTTTACAATTTCCGTGATAATCAAATTCAGTATTTTCACACTGAACACATTTTTCTTTTGATTCGTTTTCTACTTTCATTTCTCTATTTTTTTAATGTTATTTTTAATGAGGGGGGTTGTTAGTAAATAGGCACATCATAGCCTTTTTGTATTAAAAACTTAATAGATTCTATTCTTAATCTACTAGATTGGTCAGGTCTTGAATTATTTTGACTTTCTCTTCTCCAATGAAATGACAATTTTTCGTGATTAAAATAAAATATAAGAGTGTCATTAAGCATGCCGTCTGATTTTCTAGTCTGATTATAATCTATTACTATAGTGTCGCTGAACATAGTTTTTGTGAAATCAGTCATATATGGCTTATTCCAATACTCTAAACCGCTGACGACTCCTTCTATTATTATCAATTCAAACAAATCAAATACCGTAATATCAATCAACTTTCTTTTTCCTATCTCTACTTTCATCTCTTCTCATTTATTTACAATAAAGCACACTATACGCTTCATTGGGGGTTATTTTTTTATCTATTACTCATGTACCATTTAATCAATTCTTTTATATCGTCAAATTCCCATTTAAAAAATGCGCAATAACCTTTTGATATTAAATCGTTAATTGATTTTTGTTGAGCTTCTAAATGTTCATTTTTCAATAATTCACCATTCTTCTTAAAAGGCGATTTAATTTTAAGTTCAATAAACAATCCTTTATAAAATTTATTTGGTTCTAATATCAATAAATCAGGGCATTTAAAATCTTCATCTTAAATCTCTTTATTTCGTGAAGCTTGAAACTGATTTAGCTTAACGCTTCCGATAGTATCAGAAACAAATAAAACTTCTGGATAATTTTTATTCAAGAACTTACAAACTGCTTTTTGTAAAATATATTCGTGGTGTGTCATAATTTAAAATTCAAAATCATTGCTAAATAAATCACACTC